ATTTTCTTTTCCGTTCACCTCTTTTCTCTCAAATCCCTTTTTTGATTGTCGATTTTTAGAACGTTCCATTATAAATAGTAATATTCATTTTATTTAAGTTTTTTTAACTCAAAATAAATTTTTTCTTATTATTAAATATAATGAACAGTTTAATTAATGTTGGAGAACTTGTCAAGAGAATTGTTAAGTATCTTGTTGAAGGCCTTATGGTTGCCATTGCAGCCTATGCTATTCCTAAACGTTCGTTGAATGTCGAAGAAATCATTTTGATTGCTTTAACCGCTGCTGCTACCTTTAGCATTCTTGATACCTATGTTCCATCCATGGGTGGAAGTGCTAGATCCGGTGCAGGATTCGGTATTGGAGCCAATCTAGTAAGATTTCCTGGAGGTTTCTAATCATAAGTGATAAGTGATAAGTGATAAGTGAATTAGTTTTATTTCATAAAAATTTTAATATGCTTTTATGTAAAAATAACTTTAATTAAAATAAGCTGTAAGGTATAATTATAATCTAATAATATTATATTATGGCTAAGAAACAAAAACGAGGTAGCAGAAAAAATAAGCAAAAAAAGAGAATGTCGAGAACCAAAAAAATGAAAGGAGGTAACTATGAGTATACCGAAGACCAGAACACATTTTTGGAAAATAAGGGTTTCGGATCTGAGATTATTGATTATTTACAAGAGTACTATAGTTTTGATGATGTTGAGAATGCAATAAATCAGGTTAACAGTAACGGACCTAATGGATTTCACGGTAATTCTGATGATTTGGTTAGATATGTCACAGATCTTTTACTGAGACAGAATAATAGTGCTAGTAGTAATAATACTAGTAGTGGTGGTAAACGGAATGACGAACCTGATAATTATGCTAGTGAAGTGAATACCATAGAATATGCTTCCAGAAGAAATAAAACGTATCGTAAAAAAAATAGATGGTTAATAAAAAGCAGAAAATACAAAGGAGGCATGTGTTTTGGCACAGGCGTAGGTGCAAATAATAACGACCCGAATTTTTCTATATATAATACTCGCGAATTACAGTTGTTCCCATATAAGCCGGTATAAATAGCTAATAGTTAATAGTTAAATAGTTAAATGGTTTGAATAAATTCCCAGTCTAATTCTTCGCAAATTTTCTTCCAAATAACATCTTGTTCCATGCGTTTTTCTGGGTCTTTTAGCATAGGGAAATGCTGTAAATACTTTTCTTCCCCAAGGAGTTCGCACAGCTTATATGCAGTATAATAATAATTCAAGAAATTGATACGATTATCTGGACAATATTTCGAATAAGGTGCTTGTAGCTCAATAAATAAGTTGCATAAGGTCTCTTCTAATTCCGGACTCATAATTGGCGGTTTTATACCCAGTTTATCTTTAATAAATGGTATGTGTTCATAATATTTATTATAGCCAAGTTTTTTCAGGATTTCCTTCGTTTTGGCGTTTGTAATCTGGGATATATCCACTCTCTCCTTCTTGATTTGCAGCTTTATATTTTCAATAACATCTTCCGGTATTTGGGTCGTCTCTTTGCCTTGAAATTGTGCAAGGATTTCTTTGAAGTGATTGATGCGCTTGTATGCATAGAAACAAACCTCTTTTGGCGGCTCCTTATAGCTGGGTTTTTCGTTTTCAATAAGATAAGGAATACTTCTCGAACATGCATTGCACACCAGAATCCCTTCTTCTTCTAGAGGAATCAACTCGCCTTTATGACATGATTGGCAAATATCAGTGGGGTATACAAAATTATTCACATCCAGAAAATCATCGCTTACATTGCTCAAATACTTGAGGACAATATTGCTCTCATTTTGAACATTCTTTTTAATGTCTTTTTCTTCACGTATTTTGAAGAACTGATTCACCAGTTTCGATTTATTGGTGTTGATTTGCATAGTGTTTCCGGTTGATATATTTTTCTTATTTTCGAAATACTCAAAAATGTATTTCGAATTATCTAAAAAATAATCCTTTTTCTTGTATCGTATTTCTTTTATGAAATCTTTTAGCTGTGCAATTTTATCATTTAATTCCATCTTTTCCTCTACAGATAATGTGTCATTCTCATCTTCTAGCCGTTGTTTTAATTCTTGTATTTCATATTTATAATCGATGATACTAGTCTCATCTTTGGAAAATTCATTCAATAGTTCCTTGTGCTTAGTGTCTAATGTTACTGCCGATTTTTTATTAAACTTAATCTTTTTGGATGATTTAGGCTTAAAAGACGGCATGGTTATTTAAATATATAATTAATAATTTATTTAATTCATTATATTCATTATATTCATTATAAATAAAATTGATAGGCGCGCATATACATATATTCAATATAAATAAGTAACTTTCATAAAGAATAGAATGCACAAGGAAATTTATTACTTGGTTCTCATATTATTCTTATTGGCTATGGTAGCTTTGTATATATATTTAGTTCTTGTATTGAATCTTATTATATGTCAACGAACAAATACAAGTCCAGAATTACAATTGAATGCCAGACGGCAATTGAGATGGCTACTAGGCAGCTATTTGTATAATAGATTTTATAATCCAGTTGCCGGGGATAGTAATGAAAATGAGTGGTTGTGTTGCTTCTTATTTAGAAGTAATAGAGTTGATGCAGATACAGGAACCAGCAGTTCTTATTCTGGTAATGATGATAATGATATAGAAGTTAGTTGCGACTCTTATGTATCGATGGATAATAATACAGAATCCAGCGATGAATCAAAAGATGAGCATGATTATGAGCAATCTGTACGCCAGCCTATGGTAGTATAATTTTAGGAATAACAACAAGTTTATTTAGCTCTAATGTTTTCTTGCAAATTAGTAAATGGACTTGAAAATTAAAGTACAATCTTTAAGAGATTTAGAAAATGAAAATGTAAAAGTGGATGTTATAACATTTCAAAAAATGATGCTTATCTATAATGCAATAGAGAATGGGTGGAGTGTAAAAAAACGAGATGGCGCTTACGTATTCGCTAAGTCACATGAAAATAAAAAAGAGATTTTAGAAGAAAGTTATTTGATGCAATTTATGAAGACGAATTTAGATTTGAATAAGATTATTTCATGATGTAAATAATATGGAGTTACGTTTCAATATTTTTATTTGACACTGTTTGTTAAAATTCAATTAAATCCAATTTAATTTAATTAAATTTATTTCCAAAAATTTTTTTTCTTTTAGGAATGTATAAAATGGGAGGCGGATTAATGCAACTCGTAGCTTATGGCGCTTAACTCTTGGGCGCCAACAGTGAGCTGCTTACATGGGTCGTATATCACCATGTAGGTCAAACAGTGTAAATATACGATTGATACTAATAATATCAATATATAACTCGCTAGTGGAAAATATCAAATTATATTTCTGCAAGACTTTCAAATTGCGGGGACTTCCTTAGAGCTTTAACTACTACTTATATGTGGTGACATATATAATACCTGAGGAGAAAGACCACAGGCATAGTAAAAATGTTAAAGATTGGATAATCCGCAGCGAAGCAACTTTTTTTGTAAAACTATTTAAAACTTATTATTTATTTAACTAAAATGAATGGTGATATATATTGCATAACAAGTCCTTCTGGGAAAAAATATATTGGACAGGCTGTTAAGATTTTAAAAAATGGAAAAAAATGGGGATATTTAAATAGATGGAAAGACCATATTAGAGACTCACGTAGTAGAAATTGTTGTAGATTATTAAATAATGCAATAAATAAATACGGTAGCGAAAATTTTACAGTAGAGCTAATAAAAGAATGTTCTATTGAAGAATTAAATTACTATGAAAGTCTATATATTAAAGAATATAATACCCTAACTCCTAATGGTTATAATCTAACAACCGGTGGCGACAATTTTACTCAAGATGAATCTACACAACTATTAAAAAGCATAAGTATGCTTGGTAAAAATAAGGGTAAAGTCTATCCAAAAAAAAATCGTAAAAGAATAGAAGACAACATTTTACCAAAATATGTAAGACAATATATAGACAGTAGCGGAAAATGTGGATACCGAATTGCAAGTCATCCAATATTAAAATCTAAATCATTTTTAAGCAAATCAATAAGTATGGAAGAAAAATTAGAACTAGCTATAAAATATTTAAATAGTGTTCCGGTAGAAAAAAGTTGAACGTTCAACGAGTAGACGTTAGTCGGGGTTTAATGATAGTGCTAGCCACACTTGAAAACTCTTAAGGTGTACTCTGGCCTTATTAGAAATAATAAGGGTCATCGCAAGATGTTTACCTTAAAAACCTGTAGGGTAGAAAAACATCGGGGAATACTGAATAAATAAGGTATTCATAAAACCCTTTGTGGAAGCTTTTATAATTAAAAGAACCACTGATGTTAATTAGGGATATTAACAATGATGTTAATATGAAAAACCCTAGTGAGAAAATCAAACTGCTTGAAATCCCTAAAGCTTATTCTACTAAGCAACTATTGTGAGATAGTTGTGGCCAAGAGCAAAAACTTGGGTATAGTAAAAATGAATAAGATGAAATCAAAAGTAAATGTTTTGATAGAAATGGGCAATGAGCATCCAAATCTCTTTAAACTAAATTTCTAAAACAATATAAATAATAATAATACTAGATAGTTATACCATGCAAACGCAGACGCAGACGCAAATGCAGTTGGATACTAAAATATGCGGTAAATGTGAAATAAATAGACCTCTATCTTCATTTAGAAAATATAATGATACATGTTATTCTTCTACTTGTAAAAAATGCTGTAATGAAATGGATAAAATACGGAAAATAAATGTGAGAAAAAAAAGATTGGAAACTACTTTTGTGCTATGTGAAAAATGCAACAATGAAAAGCCATTAAAGGAGTTTGCAAAGCTTAAAAAGTTTTATAAAAAGAAAATTTGTCTTTCATGTTATCCAAAATTTCTAACAGAGCAGAAAAACGAGTGGTGTAAAAATGAACATAATACGAATATCAATTATAGGCTAAAAAAATCATTAGCTGCTAGATTGAGGGCTGTTTTAAAAAAGGAAAA